GAAACCTTAGCTGCTTTTGTTATTGGAAAACCTGTTACGTTAATACCTTCTGAAAACAATGACTTGGCGAAGCTAGTAAAACAAATTTGGCGTGTAAACAGAATGGATTCTAAATTATTAGAAGCTACTATTTTAAAGTTTTCTCAAACCCAAGTAGCTGTTCAGTTCTATATTGCCGACAGCGAAAAAACATCATTGCTAAATAAAGTATTGGCGTTTCTTAAAATGAATACACAAGCCAAAGAAATAAAAGCCAAAGTACTTGACAACACAAAAGGAATTATGACGCCTTATTTTGATGCAAGCGGAGACATGATAGCTTTTATGTGGGAGTACAAATCTACTGAGGATGGAAAAGACCTTAGTAACGTCCAAATTTGGGACCAAAAAAATTACTACTATTTAAACAATAAAGATGGAGGATTTATACTTCAATCAAATCCAATTCCTCACGGTTTTGATAGAATTCCAGTAGTGTATGATTATCAAAACGAACCGCAATGGTATACTGTTAGATCCGCAGTTGATAGACATGAGGTTGCTTTGTCAAAGCTTGGTGATGCAAATGATTATTCTGGACACCCTATATTATTAACTTATGGTGAGGTTAAGACTATGCCATTGAAAGAAGAAAGTGGTAAGCATTTCAATATACCAATTACTATCGATGATGAGGGGAAAGAGGTAAAAGGAGATGTTAAATTTTTAGAGGCCACAACAGCACCAGAAAGCAATAAATTAGAATTAGACAAGTTGGAAGATGCAATTGCATACGGTTCTGGAGTACCTAATTTATCATTAGACAAGTTAAAATCATTAGGGAATGTTGCTGAAAAAACGGTTAAATTAATGTTTTTGGCTACAAATGTAAAGGCTTCGTTAAAGCAATTGGAAACACAAACATTCATCGAAAGATGTTTGAATATTATTATATCAGGAATAACTCAAACAACCAATACTGGCTTTTCAAAAGAAGGATCTGCTTTATATTTTGATATTCAATTTAATTCAATTTTGCCATCGGATATTAAAGAAACAGTTGACACACTTACTTCGGCTGTTCAAAGTAAAATTATAAGCCGTAAAACATCAGTTGGAATTTTGGATTTGGTTGAAGATGTTGATGCAGAATTAAAATTAATAGAAGAAGAAAATCCAGTACAAAAAATGACTCCGCCAACTGTATAATTGAAACATCCTATCTTAAATAGTGATCAAATAATCGAAGTAATAGCAACAAAAAACGACAAGCATTATATTCAATATATGACTATTTCAGAATGGGATAATTTCAATAAACAAAAAAGAAAAGCAGGTTACAATTATAAAGCATTTCAAAAAGGATATTCGCAATTTAAACTAGAAACAATAATAGATTATGAACGTAGAAATTAAAGGTACAATTTACTTTAAAGGAGAAGTTGAATTGATTGGAGCTAACCAATTAAAAAAACAAATTTTAGTAGTTGAAACAAATGAGGAATACCCTCAAAAAGTTCCTGTAGAATTTATGAAAGACAAAGTTGACTTATTAAACAACCTAGCAGTAGGCCATGAAGTAAGTCTAAATGTCAATATTCGTGGAAATGAATATACAGACAGAAACGGACAAACTAGATTTGGTTTGTGTTTTCAATGCTGGAAATTAAATTAGATAAAAAACCGCTGCAAATAGTAGCGGTTTTTTTTATATTAAAAAATTTATTTAGAATAAATCTAAATAGAACATATTTTGTTACATTTGTAATCTAATAATCAACAATTTAAAACATTGAAACTATGGCAGTAGAAAAAGCAAAAGTGATCGCTAGACTTAAAGCATTATTTCCTAAGGCTAATCTATCACAAACAAGGTTAGACGCAATCGCGGATAAACTGGCTAAAAAACCAGCTGATGATGCTGATGAAGCAGCTATTGATGCAGTGATTAACGATTTCAACGATATTTTAAGTATCGAAGATATTGCAAAAGGGGACGATAGAACACGCACTCTTGAGGCAGATAAAAAGAAAGCGGAAGAACTTGCAGCAAAGAAAAAAGGTAATTCATCTAAAGATGATGAAGAAGAGGAAGAAGAGGAAACCGGAGAAATGACACCGTTTGAAAAGACAATGTTAAAAAAATTCGGAGAACTAAAATCTGATTTAGACTCTATCAAATCAGGAAACATCAAGCAAACCAAGTTAGAACAAGCAAAATCATTACTTGAAAAATCGGAAGTTTTCAAAAAACTTGACGAACAAACAAAAGGATTTATGCTTAAAAATGTTGAGCTAGATTCTGAAACACCATTTGAAGAGCAAATAACAAGCTTGGAAGGTGTATTTTCAAAAATGGTTCAGGTTTCTGCTGATTCAAATCAATACGGACCAGGTGCTGGGCAAGGTGCTCCAGCTGGTGCAGTTGATGAAAAATTAGTGGGCGACATTGTTGAAGGTATGTAATCAATTATTAACAAAAAAACATTAGAAATTATGTCGAACACAAAGGGCGATCTAACTAATACACCTATTCAAGTTGACACAACTTTGGACTGTATTATTATCAAAAAAGTAGACCATGATATTCCAGGAGGTAAAACATTGGATGTATCAGGTGTTACTGAAGAAGTATTAAAAGCTGGTAGAGTTATCATTGTTGAAGATGCAACAGGAGTTTACAAGCCATTAGCTATTTCAAATGGGGCTTATGTAAGTTTACCTTCAGGTCATTCTTACAAAGGAATTTTAACTGCTACTATTCTAACTAAAAGACCATTTGCGTCTATTATGTTAGCGGGAGATGTTAATCAAGGAGCAGTAATCAATAATGGTTTACCTGCAATTCCTTCTGGAGCAAAAACTGCATTATCACACATTTTATTCACTCAAGATTAATTATTGAATTATGGAAAAATCATTATTCCCACAATGGGTGGATAAATACTTCAAAATATTTGCCCAAAAAATTATTGAAAAACTTAATGGAACAACAAATCCATTAACTTATTTTCACAGAACTATGTTGAAAAAAGTATACTCGCCAACACTTCGTTGGGGTTCTTTATCTTCATCAAATACCGTTGTATCTGCTGATGTAGTAGCAATGGATTCTAGCTTACCATTGAAAAAAAGAGATTCTATCAAAAAGGCAGATGGTGAGATTCCTAAAATCGGAATGAAATTGGCTTTGAACGAAACTACAATGAATGAATTAAACATTCTTTTAGCTGTTGGAGGTCAAGATTCAGAGGTTTTAAGAAAGCTTTTTGCAGATACTAATAAAGTAGTTTCGGGTATTTGGGAGCGTCTTGAATACATGTTTCATCAAGCTTTGTCTACAGGTATGATTTTAGTTGCTGATGATGACAACCCTGGTCTTGGAATCAGAGTAAACTTCAATCATCCTGCATCGAATAAATTTGGAGTAACAAAAGGATGGTCGGATTCAGATGCTAAACCAATTGACGATATTGATAGAGTTATCGAAGCAGCTCGTCCAGCTGGTAATACAATCCGATATGTCTTAATGGATAAAGCTACTTGGAATAAATTCAAAGTTAATCAACAAGTACGTGAGCAATATGCTTTCTATCGTGATTTCGTTGGATCAAATATTCCACCGGTTCAATCTGTTGAAAAAGCAAATGAGTTCTTACAGGCTGCTTACGGGATTACAATTCAAGTCGTAGACAGACATGTTTTAGTTGAAAAAGACGGAAAACAAAAATCTGTTAAGCCTTGGGCTGATAATGCGGTTGTTTTCTTAACTGACTTAAATGTAGGTTCTTTAACTTATGGTAGATTAGCTGAAGAAACTTTCCCTGACAAAGCTGTTGATTATCAAAAAGTAGATGACTTTATTTTGGTTTCTAAGTACCATAAAAACGATCCTATTAAAGAGTTTACTTCTTCTCAGGCAATTGTATTACCTGTTATTGACAACATTGATAATATCTACATTTTGGATTGTGAAGAAGCAACAGCTTCGCAAGATGTTCAAGTTGAAGGAAATACAACTTACTTGTATAAAGGAGTTAATT